TTTACAGTCTGTGTCCCTATCTTTCGTTTTAGCCGTCTCAGATGATACTTTAGCTTTAGGATATTACCGCCCACGGCAACCGAGCCGTCAGCGTTGTAGCTGACTATTTGAATGCCTATCTGAGTGTAGGCACTGTTTTGCGTGTGGCTACTTTTTTTATTTGTCACCTTGTTGCGCACGCCTGCCATTCGGTAAATCTCATTACCGCTTGCGTCGTTGGCCTCTTGCACCACAAAAGGACGGCACAGGCCGCCAAGTTCGCAGTTCAGCATATTGCCATATAATTTCTGGTCTTCCACCTCGATGCAGCGCGGCACATACCAAGTGTTTGGTGTCGATGTATTCAAAACGACGCCCTTATAATGCACATACTGGCGTTTTGGTGCTCTCTTGATGCGCTTTCCTTTGTTCTTGGCGTATGACTTCGCGCCTCCAGTGCTACGCCAGCGCGAGCGGCGTTTCTTGCGCACCATGATTATTTTGCAGCCCTCTGGTAGGCTTCCGTGACGAATATAAACCGTGCCGCTCACAATCTTGCATTCCAGATTAAGGCTCTGTCCCTCCAGTTTCCAATCACACAGCCAGTCGTCGCCGTCGTTGATGCGGTAGTATTTGCGGCCGTCAGGAAGGTGGACGTACTGGCTTACCCCAGTGTTCTGTCCGCTATTGCCATTTGGTAGAACCACAAGCCCATAGTCGGCAAAACCGCCGATTTTTATCGATTTCGAGCACCTTACGACACACGGGGTCGTAAGCGTGTCGAGCTGAGTTTGTGTTATGCCCTCCTTGGTCAAAAGCGGCATTTTCTCAGCGAGAATGTCTTGCAGGTAAGTGAGCACCACTTGCGGCACCTGCTTTATTTTCTCGCTTAGTGTCTGGTTGCTCTCCAGTACGGTAAATTTTGCGTATTCATAGGACTCGCCACTGGCAGAAGAAGCAAGCGCGGCCGTGCGGTAAGTTCGCGCCTCCTTGTATGTCTCGCCGTCTGCCTTTATGTCCTCCGTCTTCGTCGTGACGTTTACAAACTTGATGTTAGCCGACGGCGTAGGCTTTGCGGCCAGCGTGAAAACTTCACCGTCGATGAAAGCGAGTCCCGTCTGTGTGCCGTCTGGCTGTCTCAGGATGTATTTGTTGCCGCCGATGAAACCAAGCTGCTGTAAAAGGGTGATTTGCTGCTGTATGAAGTCCAGCGTTTGCGTGGATAGCGGGTATTTGCCCTGTCCGCCAGATGCGGTTGCTGTGTTTGTATAATTTCCTTTTTGCATGATGTTAAGTTTAACTTATCGGCGTATATATCGCCTGTTTTGATATTAATTTATAGCTATCGACCAAAGCCTTGATGTCGGCGAGGTTCGTTTGGTAGAGGTCAGCGGGAACGGCCACCATGAAGCTGTTTTGCTGTGCCGTAAGCATGGCCTCGTTGGAAAGCACAGGGACGACCAGTTTGTTGTCCTGATATTCGCCCTTTTCATTGAAGCTGTCTTCTGCCGTTGCTATCGTTATACGGCTGCCGGCCTCAGTGATGGCATACAGCCAGTCGCCGTCCCGCTCTATCGTCAAAATCTCGAATTTTGTGCCGCTTGGACTTGTAAAAGCATCATTCAGCACAGCGCGAAGATAACAGACCTGCCCGTTATGGGTCAGTCGGTAGATGTGGGCGACACGCGCTTTCGTAAAAGCGTCGTAAACCGCTTGCAGTCCGCCGAGAGCCGCGCGAAGCACCCCGAAAATGAGCTGCTGGCGGTAGAATGTCGGAAGAAGTTGCAAAACGAGCTTCTTTAAGTCGATTTCAAACATTATTCTATCGATTTATATTCTTTATATGTCACGTTGGCACTGCCGCCCTCTATCTCGTAATATCCGCTATAAGGGCGGTTGTAGCCCACAACTGAAGAATAACGGTCGGCGTTTCGGGCTTTCGCCTGTATGCCACCGCTTGCGCTGTCGATGTCCACGACCACGACCGCGGGTATCGACTTTATGGCCTCCAGCAGGTCGGTGTTCCTAAAGATGCCATTAAACGGCAAATTTGTGATGACGGACAGCACGGCCTCGTCCACAGGTTTTGAACCGTCCGAAAGTTCGCCGCGCTCATTCATAAGGGTGGGGTCATAGTACACAAAGAGGTTTATTTTGATAAGGTCGGCCTCCTCATTGCGAAGCTGCACGCTTACACCTGCGTCCTTTATCTCGTTCACATATTGCTTCAGGGCGGAAAACTGGCTTTTGTTCAACAGGCACGGCTTGCCGTTGTCCGTCTGTCCTGCTACCTTGATGTAAACCATGGAGTCGTCCTCCGTGGCTACGGCATATTTAATGATGCGGGCTTTATTGATGTCGGTGTCACTCATTCCGCTGGTGTCGTAGCGGTCAGTGTCGGAAACGAGCTTATAACCATACATAAAAGCCTTTACCTTGTTCACATACCAGCGTAGTGTATGAGGTTCGAGCTGTTCGATGCGTGTGTCCACCTCCGCGCTGTGCTTGTCAAAAAGCGTCTCGACCGCCCAGACGGCGACCGCGAAGCAATAAAACAAAATGCTTTCGATGCTCACGGCACTAAACTGCTGGTCGAACGACTTGCGAGCGTCCAGCCCGTAGGCATTGACAACAGCGCGCTCCTGAGCGAACGCCGTTGTCATTTCCTTTTTGATGTCTGATATACTGCGAGCCATAGGCGTGATGCTTTAGAGTTCGCGGGCTAACAGCTCGTCGATCGTCTCCTTAACCACGCGGCGGTTGTCCTCAAAGTCTTTGAGTTCTTGCGCGTGCTGGTCGGTGTCGTTGCCATTTGCGAGGATGGCTATCTGGCTGTCGATGTCGTATTCCGTGCCTATAAGACCCGCCACGAACTTGGCGCGGCGGTTGTCGTCGTTCACGTCCTTGGCTTCCACCAGAGTGCCGCCGTCAGGCTGCGAGCCTGTGTAGGCATAGCCCTGCATGATGTCGCCCGATTTCTCGTTCTTAACTTCTGCCTGTTCCTCATTGAGGTAAAGCAGATAATGTTCGTCGTCGAACTTCACAAAGTTCTTTCTGCCGATGTAACTAACCTTGTACATGATGATATTTTTTATTTGTTGTTAAACTGGTCTTACCGTATAGAAGCAGTGTCCCTTTTCGAGCGGCTGGCGGATAATCTGACAGCGCACGGGTTCGGAAAAGTCCACGCCCGTGAAGTCTTCCTCCAGCTTCTTGGAACCCGTAAAGGTGACATGCTGCACCCAACCCATGAGCGCGGCGGTCTTGGCTTCGTCTTTCCAAAGCAGCTCGCCGTCCTTGTTTTTCAGTTGCTCGAAAATTTCGTACTGAATGGTCAGGCAGTTGCCGTCGTTTCTGCTCGATGGCTTGATGTCCACCGCCTGCACGTGAAGTTCACGGTTCAGTATGGTGTCGATGTGCAGCTTAGAGCCAGTAAGGGTCGTGCCCGTCTTCTTAACCTCAGTCCATTCTTTCATAATATCTAAACTCCTTAATAAATTGATGCTGTTACAGTGAACCATGAAGCCGAGGCGCGAGGCCACCATCAAGCGTATTTCTTTCGATGTATGGCCTTTCTTCCTTAGCTTCGCCACAATTCTACACAGTGCCTTTTTGTTGCGCTTGCGCGCCTTGCAATAGGCGTGTCGCGTGACATAGCCCACAAAGTCGATGCCGCGGGCTTCGACGGGGAATATCTGGTAATTGCCTTTCATCTGCAAAAGCCGCTCAGTGTTTAAATAGTGATTAATAAACACTTCAACACCCTTTAAGCGGTCTTTGCTGCTGTCGAGAACCACGATGTCGTCGGCGTAGCGGTAATAATAGCGAGCGTGCAAAACTTCCTTTACCTGATGGTCAAGCTCCGAGAGGTACACATTCGCGAAATACTGGCTTATGTAGTTGCCGATGGGCACGCCGTCCGCGCTGTCGATGATGTCGTCCAGCAGCCACAGCAGGTCGGGGTCTTTGAACTTCTGCCGTACCACCTGCTTCAGTACGCTGTGAGTGATGGACGGGTAGAACTTGCGAACGTCCATTTTAAAGCAGTACCGCGTCCCGTCGGGGTCTTTTCTCAAATCGCGGCGCAGGTTGCGCAGCAGCGTATGAAGACCGCGCCCCTTTACACAAGCGTAGGTGTCGGCCGTGAAGCATCTCACCCAGATAGGCTCAAGCACTTGCATTATTGCCCACTGCACCACGCGGTCGCGGTATGGCAGTTTGTAGATTTCACGGCGTTTAGGCTCATACTTGATAAAGACGCTATATTCCGACGTGTGGAACGTCTTGTTTACGAGGTCGTTTCTTATGCTCTCGATATTGGCCATAAGGTCAGACTCGAAAGCGATTACCTCAGAGCGTTTGCGCTTCTTCCTGCTTGCATTGAAATGGGCTTCCACCAAATTGGGCACCGAGCAAATTTGCTCAAAAAGATAACCTTTTCTTTTCATGTCATTTCTGCTTTGCATAGTCGGGAACTTTCGAGGCGGCGAGCCGTCCTACTAATACCCTTTTTGACTTTTATCTTTTGCCGAGAGGCATGGCTCCTTCCATATCGCTGTATTTCTCTATTTGCAAAGTATAGGGGCGACGAGCAGCTCGTGTTCGTATTCGTGGCCGCGTTGTTCGTATTCGTGTAGGACGCGCCTGCATTCGTACCGTTGTTCGCGTTACCGCCAGCCGCACGCACGCGAAGACCCGACGCGGGGAAGTCCGCCAGCGGTTTACTCCAAACCGCAAATTATATCTTTTTCGTGCCTCAGAATTTTGGCCGCCTTGCGGCGGCGAGAGAAACACCCTCGCCGCCTGCTGCCTCACTGTTTCAGCTCAACAAGTCAAAGAACATTTTTATTTAATTTATTCACTTATTTTTTTCGGTCGCTTTCGCCCACGCTTACGCAGCCTGTTCGATTATCGGGTCGCTCTCAAAATAGCAGAGGGGCGACGAGCAGCCCGTGCTCGTATGCGTGGCCGCGTTGTACGTATACGTGTAGGACGCGCCCGCACCCGTACCGTTGTTCGCGTTACCGCCAGCCGCACGCACGCGAAGACCCTTGTTTGTGTTGGCGTTTGTATAGAAGTAGTCACAATAATAGGTCGTAGGACTGCCGCCCACTTCCGTAGGCATACAGCAAAGACCGTTGTAACTCTTGCGTTTGATGTAGCCCTCAGAACGCGGGCATTCCGCCACTTTGATTTTGTCGCCTATTGTCGAGGGATCGAAAGCTGCAAACATTGAACGCGAAATGTACACTTCGCTCTTTTCGTCGCCAGCGTTCATAATGAGGCCGCGAACCCAACGCCACAGACTGCCATAGCCCGCGTGAACCAGTCCGAAGAAAACAGGAACCTTGAAAGCCTTGTATGTGCCCTCGTCGGTCGCGTCTGGCAAATTGTAGTCCACCAAGCAAACGCCGTCGCCTGCCTCCAGTCCCACACTTGTAGGTATTACGGGATAATAGCCGTTATAGTTGCTCCAGTCTGGCATATCGGTGACTCCAGTACCGAAGCCGCCCTGATAAAGTCCGTTAGCGTCTTTGTCGGCGTTAAATGTCGCTTGGCTGTTCTGTGTGCCCATGATAACCTCGAAAAGGAACTCGACCACGAACTGAGCCACAAACCAGTTGGCCTCCCAGCCCTCACCACGTTTACGGGCGTATGTGCCGAAACTGGTAGTGCTTATGTTGGTGGCGGGCATTCCCAGCATGGTGAGTTGTGCCGCGTCCGCCTTTGGTGCCTTGGTGTAGCTGCTTGCATTGAGCGCGAAACCACCGCCGCCACGGAACTGCTCAGCGTTTGAAATGACGCTGCAAAGCAGCTGGTTCGTTCTGTCCATTACACCCGCGCCGAGCCAGCTTGTGCCGCCCGCGGGGATGCGGATGCTCACGCCGTTGCCCACAGGCTTGTCGAACGTGATGCACTTAACCTGCACGCCGCCCTCATTGAAGATGTTCGCGATAAATCCGTTCCAGCACCACATACACTGCCCCTGTGAGCCGTCGAGAGCCGCGGGGCTGCCGTCGGCGTATTTCGTGCTGTCGGTGGGGTCGAGCTTTCGCTTCTTGCGGTCGTCGGTCACGAGGTAGCGACCGAGCCCCAGCTTTGCAGGCAGGTCGCGCAGTGCCTGAAGACTGCCGTAGTAGCCCGCCGCCGTAGGTGTGGCGTTCGCGGTGTTCCAGTAGCGACCCGCTATCGGGTTGCCTGCCTGAGCCACAGCGTCGGCCAGTTCCATGCTGTGCGTCTCGCCCGTTTCGTCCATTACTTCGATGCGCATATCCTTGAGCGCGCCCTTTGCAGCGTCCAGCTCGTTGATGCGCTTGCCATTCTGAAAGGCTGCCAGCATTGCCACCACGCCTTTTTCCTGTTCTGCTGTTAATGCCATAATATTTATATGTTATGTTAAACGTATGTTTCCTTGTTTGTCGAGGCGTATGCCGCCGTTGGTCAGTCTGATGCGTGGCGGTACGACCTCTATTTTGATAGTCTTGTAATACTTAGTCCCTTGTGTAGGGATGACGTGTACGCGGGTGCTGCCCGCCTCACGCGCCTGTATCTCGCCGCTTGGCTCCACCTCGATGCTCTGCCCGTCCGTCTGGTATATGACGTTTTGGGCGCAGCCGTCTGGCTTCACTCGCGGCTTTATGTATTGCTTGGCGGGGTTTCCCAGCGTGACGGTTTCGGGTGCCTCCACCTTTAGACCGTTCGGGACACCCTGCACCACCTGCTCGGCTCTCGCGATGGCAATCTCCATTTCGCCGCGTGTCGCCTCCAGTCTTTCGGCGGCTGCCGCTGCCTGCTGTCCCGCCTCATTTGCGTAGGCGGTCGCCGTCTTGGCCTTGCCCGTCGCGTCGATGCTCTCTGTTGTTGCCTTTTTCGTCGCGTCGGTTGCGGTGGTCGCCTCTGTGGTCGCCGTCTTTGCGTTCTTTGTCGCGGTGTCAGCCGTGGAAGTGGCGGCGATTGCCTTTTTCGTCGCGTCGTTCGCCGCGTCGGTGGCTTTCTTGCACGCCGTCGTTGCGGTGTTGGCGTTTGTCGTGGCCGACACCGTGGCCGTGGTTGCCGTCTTGGCCTCAGATGCGGCGTTTTGCGCGTTTTTAACGGCCGTGTCGCTTTTTTCCTGCGCCACCCTTATAAATTCCCGTATATCTGTGTCGGCGCGCTCTGCGGCCTCCATTGCGGGCTTTTGCAGTTCCAGAATGTTGGCGGGTGTGAAGTCTTCCCACGTGAACTTATAGCCGCGAGTATATGCAGCCACACAGTCGCTTTCTATCACTCCCTCGGTGTCGCCCATTTTGTCCCAAAGCCAGATATGCAGGCTTTCGGGATAATAGACATTTTGCACGCCGTCGCAAAACAGTGGGTTGTTCTGCGCGAGGTGTAGCTCATGGTGCAGCTCTCCCTCGCCGAGCCCGTGGTCTTTGAATATCACCAGCAGGGCGTCGCCGTCCGCCACGCAGTTGGTGAGCACGCCGTCCTTCCGCGATGCCTTAACCGATTTGCTGCCTACCCAGTAACGTAGCTCGAAGTCCACGTCGGGCAGTGCCACGACCTTGCCTGTTCCGTCGCGGAAACGCTCACGGATAACAAAGTCGGATTTTACGTTTATGTGTCTTGTTTCCATTACGTCAGCCTTATGTTGCCTTTTCCGTCGAGCCTCATGCCGCCGCCCGTCAGCCTGATGCGCGGCGGCACTACTGCGATGGTCAGTGTCTTGTAAATACTTGTTTTAACCGTGGCTACCACGTTCACCTTGCCCATGCCCTCTGCCAGCGGGATGATGCGGCCGTCGGGTGTCACCTCCAGCACGTCGCCGCCGCCGATGAAAAGCAGCGAGCCGATGCCAAAGGCGGGCAGGGCTTTCGCTTCGATGCGTGGCCGCTGCTGGTTGCCCAGCGTCACCTCCTTGGGGCAGTCGGTAATTTCCAGCCTTGTGGGCGCGGCGACGTTCTGAGAGCTGAGCACGCTCACGAGGTTGTCCACCAGCGCGCGGGTCGCCTCCGTCTTCTGCGTGGCCGCGTTTGCCTCCTTGGTTGCTGCGTCCACGCCCGCCAGCCTGTTGTCTATGTCGCTGGTTATCTCCTGCACGTTGGTGCCGAGGAACAAAGCCAGCGCGTCCCTCACGTTGCCGCAGGCTGTTATGAGGTCGGCGAAGAGGCTGCCGACCATTTCCACGGTAACGCTCTTTGTTACCACAGCGTCGCGAATGTCCCGCGCCCGCTTCTCCAGTGCGGAGGTGTCTATCTCCGCGACCTTGTTTTCTGTCAGTTTCACCATTATGCAAATGTATCGTCGAATTGGTTGCCGAATATTCGGGCGAGTGTCTGCCCGCTCTCGCTGGTCACCTCCTTGCCCTCACTCAGTTGTTTAATAACTTTCTTAGCCCTGTTCACCACGATGCCGTCCTCACGCTCCGTTTGCGCGTATGTGCCGCTGTCGAACTGTGAGCCGATGCCAGAGAGCGTCCAGCCCTTTGCCGCCGTCACTTCGTCCACGATCGTGAGTTCGCGGCGCAGTGGCCGTGGAATGATGCAGCCAGCAAAATATTTCTTTGTAGCCGTCAGCAGGGCTTCCATTTCCTTTTGCGGAATGTCGGTCGCTGGCTCTATGCCCTGCGCGGCGTATGTCTTTTGCACAGTAGCGTCCACAGTGTCGGCCAGCTCCCAGTCGAGCGTCTGCCCGTCTTTCAGCTTCGCCGTGATGCTGATGTCGTTGCGCTCCGCCAGCGCGAAGATGCCCTCCACGCCGCCCAGATATTGCACGGCGATGTCCGCGAGGCTCTGTCTGTCCTTTACTGTTATCTGCATAGCTGTATTATGTTATGTTTATCGTGCCGTCAGCGTCCACCTTTACGCGGGTGACTTCCACGCCTGCGGCCTTTATCATTTTCTTTGTCTCTTGCGGCCAGAACACGTCCTTGCAGCCGCCTTGTAGCTGCCTAACCGCCGCGCCTATGAGCGGGCGTTCCTTGAACTCGCCGCGCTGTGCGAGGAGCACGGCTTCCACCGTCTGCCCGTCGCTATCCGTGACGACCGCCCTCTTGTGCTCCACAAGCAGGTCGCCCGTGCCGATGTCCGTTATTAGTCCGTTCATTGCTTTACCTTTTCGTTCTCGTAGTCGCCGCGCTTGCTCTCCGTCAGCTGCTGACCCGCCCAGCTTGCCACGCCTCCCTTCAGGGCTGCGCCGCCGTCTTGCGGAACTGGCGACCAACTGGCAAACGCCTGCTTGAGGTTGTTGATGTCCTTTTCTATGAGGTTCAGCCGCTTGGTGATGTCTTCCACCTTTACCAGCCCGCCGAGCGAGCCGCCGTTCATGCAAACTCCCTTCTCATTTACCACGACGCTGGCCGTGTCGGTGTCCTTGACGACCACCTGCGCCTCCTCTATGTCGTCGCACAGCAGAACCATGCCAGCCGCGCCGTCCTGCACAAAGCCCACCATTACAAAGCTGTCCTTTCGCGGTATCTGCACCACGCCGACCGCGCTCTCTTGGTTCGCTTGCAGGTTCACGCCCAGCAGCGGCGCGTCCTCATTGAGCGGCTGCACGTCCACCGTGCGGGCTGTTTTGTCCACCGCTGTGACGGTGCCTACCGTGAAGCCCATGCCCTTGCCGCTGTCTCCAGCGAGCTGCCTAATCATTGTCGCGATGTTCATGTCCTTACTCTGCTACTCTCAGCCCCAGCGTTATTTCTTGGCGATAACCGCCAGAGCCGTATTTTATGACATTCTTTTTCACCTGATAAATGCCCATGGTTGCGCCGTCTATCTTGATGCCCACCGTGTCGAGCTTGTCGACCAGCTTGTAGCCGAATGTCGTAAGGCTACCCTTGAGGCCGTCGCGTTTCAGTCGTTTGATTTCCTGCTCCGCCCATGCCTTTAGCTGGCTTTCCGTCTTGTTGTATGTGGTGATCGTTCGGCGTTCGCCGTCAGCGTCGCCGACCTCCACCTTTATTTTTTTGTTGTTGGGCATGATGCTCACCGCTTTCACGTTCAGCCGCATGGTGTCGGCTTTCTGCTGTTCGAGGCTCTGGTCGTTTATGATGTTCACGCCAGTGGCGAACACTTGCGATGCGGACGTGCCGCGCTCGAATATCACACCCGCGTATAGCACGGGCTTGCCGTCCTCATACCGGTAGAAAGAACGAATGCCGCTCTCTTGCAGCTTGCCCAGCAGACTGGCCACCGTGTCGGCCGTGACGCGGTACGCGCCCAACGCCTGCTCGCCCATGACCTTAACGTCCGTTAGCCCTTGGTCTTTCAACAGCTGCTCCACCGTCACGCTCTTGTAGGTCTTCTTCACGGCTGGCATTTGCTTTAGCTTAAACATTTCGTCCTCGCAGTCCAGCACAACGGGCGTTTTGAAGCCCACCTCCTTGACATAGCCGACGAAAGCCAGTTCGTTGCTGCCGTCGTAACCGAGCCACACCTTGACGGTATCGCCGCGCTTGACGGGGATTTCCGCCGCGCCGTCCCACTTTATTTTCTTGGGCAGGGTGATTTTGCAGATGTCCGTCAGCTTCTCAGTGTCGCGGGTGATTTCCACCTCAGTGACAAAATCGAGCTGCCACGTCTTTGCGCCCGCTATCTCTATTTTTGCCGTTAGCCTGTACATGATGAATGCCGTTTAATGGGGTATTAAATACCGTTTAACCGTTTATTTGTATTCCGTGCTGTACACGTTGTAGTCGCCGTCCGAGAGCAGGGACAACTCGATGGGCTGGTAGTTGCTGTGTGTGGCTTGCGTCACGCTAAAGTCCTGCACCACCACTTTGCTGATGTCGAAAAGTTCCAAGAACTCAGAATGCACATAAATGGCCTCTTTCACGTCGAAGAACTTGCGCAGCTGTGTAATGCCGTCGGATGGGTATTCGTCCACGATTTTGCCGCCCTTGATGGCTTGCACGCCCACTATGAGGTTGATGCCATAGTCCCCGTCGTTTATGTATTCCTTGACGGTTCCGTCCATTCCCACCAGTTGGGTGGTGACGATGTTCTTGCGCTTCGATATGGCGGCTATCGCGTCGTTCACCGTCAGCTCCTCGCCGCTCTCTTTCCTGAATGTCAGCTCGCAAAGCGCGTAACGGCCAGCCCAGAAACTTTTATCCGTGTACGGGCTTGCCACTTCTTCGGCCAGTATGCTGCCGCCCGCGCCGTCCCAGCTTGGCGATGCCGTCGTGCGGGCGGGCTTGAAGCGGTAGAGGTACCCCTTGGCCTGCACGGCCGCGGACGCTGCCACAAACTTAAAACTGATTGGTAACATTTCCTTTTTACTCCATTGCTAAGTTGGTATCGTTCAGGGCGGACAAAAGGGCTTGCGCCACAACGTCCTTCACACGCTCCGCGCTCTCTTGCAGGTTGGCGGTGTGTATCTCCAGACGTTCCACGAGCTTGTCCACGTGAATGCTCACGTTTCGGATTTTGCCGCCGCTGTCAGAACTGCCGCCGCTGCCGCCGCCCGTCTTCTTGCTGCTGGTCTTCCCAGCCGTGCCTCCCGTAACGTCTGGCACAGACGGGGTCGGCACGTTCGGCACGCCTGCGGGCGATGTCGCCGCCTGCTTGCCCTGCCTCTTGGCCGTCTTCTTGGCGTTCTCCTTTTCTCCCGCTTTCATTTCGGCGGTGTAAGCGTCGTTGAACGCCTTGCCCACCTCCTTGCCGTAGCTGCTGTATGCTCCCTTGAGCTTGTTAAGTGCCGCCGTGATGCCCCCAGCGTCCAGCTTAAAGGCTGCCTTTATGAGGTCGCCTATCGCCCCGAAGGTTTGCTTTGCGAGCTGTCCGATGCCGACAAACACGGCTTTGAACGCCGCCCACAGTCCCTTCAGCACCGCACGGAACTTCACCGACGTGTTCCAGAAGTAAACGCCCACGGCGATGAGCGCGGCGATGGCCGCCGCTATCCAGCCGATAATCGGGATGTTCATTATGGCGATGCTCACAGCCCTGCACGCCGAGACTGCCGAGAGCTTGAAAGCCCCGAAGCTCACCGACGCGATGCCCGCGAACGTGGCGGACGCGCCGCCAGTGGTGACGAGAGAGAGCAGGAACGCGCCCAACGCCTTGATGCCAGACCAGATGCCAGCGGTGGCGAAGCGAAGCAGCGAGAGGGTGGCGCGCCCCACGTTTCCGACGAAGCCCAGAGAAATGCCGTTTGTGATGGCCGTCTGGCTGCCCATGAGCGCGATACTCACCGCCGCCGAGCGTGCCATGGTGGCGATGCGTCCGAGATAGGAGGTATAGTTCAGCGTTACCACAAACTTGATGGCCTTGCCTGTTCCAAGTATAAGGGGCATGAGCTGAGACACGGGGACGAGCATTCCTGCCATGATGCCGATGTAAGAAGACACGCCACCCGTGAGTTGTGCGAAGCTTATCTTTAGATCCTCTATCTTTTGACGGAAGCGCGCCTTTTTCTCAGCCGCGCTCTCCATGATAACGCCCGCCTGTTCCACCGCGCTGTTTGTCCCAGTCACAGCTTCAGTGAAGTGCGCCAGCGAGTCGGTGCCCTGCACAAGCGCGCGGGCGGCGTTGGCGTTCTCCATGCCGAAAAGTTTACTGAAAAGTGCCGAGTCGCTAAGTATGGGCTTCAGCATCTCGAGTCGTTCTTTCAGGCTCTTGCTTTTGTCGCCCAGTGCTATAACGTCGATGCCCGCTTTCTCCAGTTCCTCGCGTGTGTCCTTTGGCAAGAAACGCCCCTGCGATAGTATCGACAACGTGTTACGCAAAGCCACGCCGCCCTCGCTGCCTTTCTTGCCCGCCTTGTCGAGCACCTGAATGGCGGCGTTCGTTTCCTCAAAGCTCACGTTTGCGGCCTTTGCCGCCATACCGCATTGCTCCAAGGCCGCCTTGATGGCTGGTAGCTCCGCGCTTCCTGCCTGTCCGGCCGCTGCCATTGTGTTCATCATCTCAGCCATTTTGCGGCTGGCCTCCATAGGGTCGGCGAGACTTACGCCGTACTGGTTCATGGCGGTGGTCAGAACCTCAGCCGCTGCCGTGCCGTCACCTCCCATTAGCTTGCTGGTCGTCTGTATAGCGTCGCCCATGGCTTTGAGGGCTTGCGGGCATTTGCCCAGCTCTGGCGTGAGCTGAGAGAGAAGCAGCTTGTAGCCCTGCACGGCCGTGCCTGCGTCCGACCCGAACGTCTTCGCGCTCTCGCGGGCGTAGCTCTCTATCGTTTTAAGACCCTCGCCAGTGACACCAGCCACAGCCGAAAGGTCGTGCATCTGACTGTCGAGCTCTACGTTTGCCTGCCCGAAGTTGCGGAATGTGGCAGAGAGCTGCTGCACGTAGTCCGATGCCAAATTGAGCTTTGCAAGTCTTCCTGCCCATTTCTCACACCACGCGCAGGCACCCTGCGCCTTTTGCGTGAAAGCGTCGGTCTGCTGTGCCATTTGGGTAATGGACTGAGAAAAATTCCCGTTTATGTTAAAATTGTAATTAAAAACTTGCATAGTTCAATTTATTTTGTTATATTTGCAGCCGTGTTAAATATAACGGCAAAATTATGATAGAGACGGTATTTTTATTTTTGGCTAAGGTGGTAACGGTGCTCGTTGGCGTCGGTCTCCTTGTCATGCCGTTCTATCTGCTCGCCACTTTCTGCCATGCCATTTACATGGATTTGCGCTCGCCGAACAAAGCGGACAAAACGCGCGCTAACACCTCAGCTTGATTTTTCAGCCTTATTTCTTCCAGCCACAAAGCCTCGGCGTACCATTGCGCGAAGTCGTCGTCGCTGCCCGCCGTCGGGTCGATGTGCAAGTTGGAACGAATGAGCGCACAGGCTTTCACGAACCCGTCCTTGTCTTCCTCTCCGTCTTCCACGTCCACCCGAAGCAGGTGCGACGTTATGCGTTTTTTAGGCTGGCGGACGCGCCGAGCATGATGTTGTTTAGCTGTGCCATTGTCGGTACGAACAAAACAGGGTCGGTGCGCATAAACTCGCTGCCGCCGAGCCAGCAGCCGTCGAACAAGATGCCGCCCGCCTTTACTTCGTCGGTCTTCGCCACCTTGGTGCTGGCCGCCATGGTCTCCATGCTTGGACGCTTGAAATAGCCGACGTGCTTTTCGTCGCCGTCTTCCACCTCGATGCGGGCGACCTTGCGGTGCTGCCCTTTCCATATTTTCACCTGCTCAGCGGTAACACCGCCGTCATATACTTTTTGTTCCTGTATCTTTGCCATAGCCTAAATACTGTTTAAATACCTGTTTATTGTTGTTTAAATGTTTATTTGTTGTGCCACTCTATATGCGACATGATGAGGTCGAGGTCGATTTCCTGCTTGGTGTCTCCCTCTTTCCAGCTGCGCGAGTTCTTCGAGAAAAGGCAGTTGCGTAGCTTGTCGGTCACGATCATGCCGTTTGCGGGCAAGTAGCTCACGGTGATGTTAAAAGGCGCGATGTCCTGCAAGCGTCCGCTTGGTGCCTGCCGCTGTATGGAAACGACCTCCTCCTGCAAAAGGGTAATTTTGCCTTTGCACGTGATGCGCCCCTTTCCGTAGCCGACGGGGTAACGGCCTGCGCCGTACACGGCGTTCACTTCTTGGTCGTCCTCATATTCCACGCCAGTGATGCCAGTCACGGGCACGCCCGCGAGGGAAACAACGATGTCCGCCCAGCCCACGACCTCACCGTTCACGTAAGGCACGCCGTTCTTAATCTGTATTTTCATTCTGCTGTTACTCTAAGGATTTGACAAAACCGATTTTAACCTTGAACTTTCTAACCACGCCCACGGGCACGTTCTTGATTACCACCTCGATGGTGCTTGTGCTGAGCACGTCCTGCTCGGGGTCTATCTCCGCCTTGTAGCCGCTCAGCTCTCCCGCCTTTTCCATTTCCTCCAGCGGTATGTTTGCCGTCGTTTCGAGGTGGCTTACGGTGTAGGATTGCAGCTTGCCCGTGTCGGGGTCTATATAGACGTTTCCGCCCAGCTCAGGCGTGAGGTAGGTGCGTATTCCGCGGACGGCCTTGTCCATGGTTCGCACGCTCTCTATGGCGGCGTAGTCGCTGGTCGCGCTGTCCATGGTGTGGCTGTCGTTCCAGTAGCTGCCAGCCACGCCCACCACGGTGTTGAGGAACAGGTAACGGGCTTTGTCGAGCTTTTCCAGCTCCGCCTTGTCTATGTTCCTGATGAGCTTGCCGTCGCCCAGAGCTGGCACACTGATGCCAGACGGGAAGTTCTTTACCCACGCGATGCACTCATGCACAGCCGCCTTTGAGAGCGTGCCAAGTGCCACGCCGATGGCCGACACGGAGGCCTTGGTGCCGTTTCCTTTGTCCGCGTAGAGTTCCGCGCCCGTTCCGCTGCCAGCCTGTGCGATAACCACGCTTACGCGCTCAGAGCTTGCGGCGAGGTCGGTTGGAAGCGACTTGTAGCTTTTCACCTTTGGCGCGTAGAGCACCGAGAGAGGCGCGTTCTGCTTGTCGAGAGCGTCGGCGGCTGCCTCCAGCTTGGCGATGTTGTCGGCGGTCACTTCCGTGTCGCCGTTCCAGATGGCCATTTGCCTGATGGCACCCTCCGCGTAGTTCTGCACGGTCGCCACCTCAGCGAAGGTCATTTGCTCAGGCTTCGAGAAAAGACCCACAAAGAGGCTTATGCCGTCGTTGATGCGGAATATCTCCTCAAGCTGGTAATGCAGCATCTTGACGCTCCATTTGTCCGAGTCGGCCGTGATGCCCAGCTCTTCGGCCTTGTCGATGGTGCTTACGGCCTGCACTTGGCCGTTTGCGAAGGCGGCGGGTATGTCGCCCTGCAAAAGGTAGGCGATGAAGCCGCTCACGTGGTCTTGGCCGTCCAGCGACTTGGCCACGTTGCCATTCTGGCGCACGATTGTTAAACTTGTTGCCATTGTATTATTTTTTGTTTTTACGTTTGTACTTGATGAAGCCCCAGACCAGCAGGACGCACAGTAGCCCGCAGAGCCATGAATTGAAAATCGTGTGTGCGGGCTGTGTTGTCTTTTCCTTTGTCTTGCTGTTCGTGTCTGCCAGTCTCTTGCCTTTGTCCTGCGTCTGCCTCTGCACGTTGGTGGCGGCCTGCTCGCTGCTTCGCTGTGCGGTGCTGTCCTTGCTCTGCACGCTCTTGCGGTGCTTCACGGCTGCCTTCACTGGTGGCAGACCCGTCGAACTGTCGGCGGGCTGTGTGGTGTCGAAGATGATAACGTCCGTTTCGCTCTGGCTGTTCTGCTCATGCAGGTGGGTGAGCGTCTTGCCTATCTCCACCCTCACCATGCTGTCGAGCCTTTGCTGGTAGTCGTTATTTTCCTGCGTCGTCGTTGTCTGCTCCGTTGTCGCGGTCTTCGAGCTTTTGCAGCTGGCGAGACACAGGGCAATTGTCAGCGTGAGCGCAGGAAGGTATTTTCTCCACTGCTTTTCTGAATTTATCCACGTCACGGCGTAAACTGTTTATTTCCTTTTTAAGCGGCGTTACAATACCCTCGACCAAGATGTCGTTTGCCTTGCGCACGTTCTCCAGTTCACTGTCTTTCACGCCAGCGAGTTTTTTCTGTACCTCCGCCCGCAGGCTGTCGATTTCCGTCTTGTACTTCTGGCTTTGCAGCTTCGCGCCGAGCCACGCGCCCAGCGGTGCGCTAATTGTCGCCGTCAGTGAAGACACGATGAGGGTTATTATTTCGCTGCTCATTCATTTTAATTATTGTTTGATACCTATGCTTTCAAGCCACGCGGGTACGTCGAACGACGGGCACGCCTTGGCCTTGTTTAGTTGGTGATGGCCGACGATCATTACTTGCGGGTGTCGCTCGTGGAAGTCCAGCACGTATTTTCTGAGGGCTTCTTTCTGCGCCGCCGTGCGGGTGTCCTGCGGGGTCTTGCCGTCGGCTGCCAAGCCTCCGGCATAGACGACGTGTCGGCTTACGCTGTTGAAGCCTGCCGCCCCGTTGGTTATCTCCCAGCTGTCCACGTTGTCGTCTTCGTTGTTCCTCACCAGCCGCTCCACACTGCCGTCCAAGTGGAAAAGGTCGGTATATCCCACCTGCTTCCACCCGCGACCCACAGGCGGCGGCGAGGTATGCCAGCGGCGTATTTCCGCCGCCGTCACCTCACGGCCTGCCTTTGTGGCTGTGCAGTGAATGACCAAATATTTTAGCTTTGCCATTCTTTAGCGGGTTATATTGTTAAGATGCCTTTGCGCTCACGATGGCTGCGCGTGTGCAGTTGTCCTTGAGCGGTAGGGCTAAGTTCCATTTGCGGAAGTTCACGAGGTTGCGGTGGTAGAGCGGATCGGTCACAGCGTCCTGATGGTAGAACTGCACCGAGCCGTTCGCTTTCATCATGCTGCCCACATGGAAAGCGACCGATGCCTGCGCGTCCGTTGCCCCTGCCGCCTTTCCAAACGCAATTTTGTTGAGCGTTGTCTGGTTGAAGTAAGGACAACCGTTGTATTCGTAGATGTCGAAGCCGTACAGGCGGGTAATTTTGCCCTCCGTGTCGTTGATGTTGTAGTGCTCCGCGTAGTTCTTCGATGTCTCCAGCAAGTCGTTGCTGTGGTCAGGGCAAAGAACGAGCACGCGGCCGTCCTGTGGCATTTTCATCTTATCGCACTCGCGTTTCAAGTTCACGAGGTCGGCGACGGTGAACTTCTTGCGGCCGTCCACGGTTTCGCCCGTAGTGGCGAGGACTGGCGTCTTGCCCGCCTTGTGGCCGTTAGGCGCATAGGCATGGATTGCCTTTTGCCATGTGGTCTCCTTTAGGGCTTCGCGGTGACGCTCCAGCACGCTGCCCATTTTGTCGTAGCTTACGGCGTGCAGTTCGTCGTCGGTCACTGGTGTGGCCTCTGTGTCGAAGCGGTCGAGAGAAACGGGCTTGTCCGCGTCGTCCAGCTTGGTGATATTGAGCGGGTAGGTCTTGTTGTTCACCAGCACCGTAGGGTCTCCGCCAAGCTCAGTGAAGTGGATTACGTCGTTGTTCACATACTGGTCGTATGAGCGTACACGGTCATACCAGCCCACCGCTGCGGGCGGTGTGCGGAACGCCTTAATCATTTCGCCCGTCCACAACTCAGTGAGCACGCCAGCGCGCGCCACCGCCTTGGGCAGGAAAGGCAAGAGGAAAAGGGCTACCAAGTTCGCCACTACTGCACCAGCCAAAGGCTCGCCGCCCAACACATAGGCGATGCCCGCGCCGATGGCTCCGTTGATGGCCACCTTTACGGCGAAGCTAAGCGCGGCCAGCAAAAGCATGATGCAAAAACTCAATACTTTCTTAAATCGTTTCATTCGTTTTGTTGTCTGTTTAAATTGGTGTTTAATGCCGTTTAATCTGTCTTTTAACGCGCCCTTTAGTCGTCGAGCTTCGGGCAGTCGATGCCGTACTCTGCCTTGTAAAGGCGCATATACTCGTTTGGGTTCTCCTTGCGCATTTTGCCGATTTGGTCGGCTGGCACCTCCGAGAGCTTGGCAAAGGTGGCCTGTTCGTGCTGGCCTCCCTGTGGCGCGTCCTTGCTGGTGTCGATCACGTCGTTAGGCTTGCGCACGGGCTGCATAAGCTCCAAGGTCTGGCGCAGGGTCTCCGCGCCCGATGTCTTGCCGAGATTGATAAACATATCCTTTTTGTCGGCTGTGATGCGGTGTTCCTTGATGGCGTTGTCCACCTGCGCCGTGATGGCGGCGAGGGTCAGCGTCTCCGCGTTGTCCGCCTTTGACTTCATGGCCACGATGGCGGCGTGTACCTGTTCCTCGGTCGCGGTCTCAGGCAAGCCGAGGAGCAAAAATGTCTCTTTCTTCATGTTGAATGTGTTAATGTTATCGTTTGACTGTGCCTCCGCCTCTGGCTCAGGCTTCGGCGTTTCTTCTTTCGAGGGCTTCACAAGTGGCAAGAGGTCGCAGTCCTGACCAGCCGCCAGCTCCAGCAGCTTGCCGCCGCCGTACAGCTTCAGGGCTTCGTCGTTCGCCCCTATGTCCACGATGCTGACCTCCACCAGCTTCGACGATGTGGCGGTGGCGCGGTTCTGTCCCTGCAAAAGGTCTTTAGGCTCCACGCTGTACTCAAGTATTTCGATGCCTGCCGAGCACATATTGAGGTAGCCGTCCTCCCATTTGCTCGCTATCTTCTTGGCAAACTCGTCCTTTTCGTCAAACTTGGGCGTGCCTATCAGGCGGTCGCCGTCCACTCGCAGGTTCTCCATTTTGCCGATGGGCATATTCTCGCCGCCACGGCGGTGCATCCAAAGAAGCACGGGGTTCCTGCAATATTGCGTCGTGTCCAGTCCTGCCGTCAGCACGCGGCTGCCGTAACAGTTCAGTCCACTGGTGTTAATAACTACTTCTTTCATATCCTTGTTTTTAATTTAAAAGTTCTACTTAAAAGGTGGCGGGCTTCACAGCAGGGCACCGTTCCGATGGTGTTTCGTTACCCTAATAAATCTAATAACCTTAAACTCAAAAATCGTAAATTATGACTAAAAACTAAAACCTA